TAGTGTTACCTAAACCTAGCTGACCAAAAGCGTTAAATCCCCAAGACCAGAGAGTTCCGTCTGTTTTAATAGCTACGGTGTGCACAGCTCCAGCGGCTATTTTAGACCATGCGGTTAAAGAACCAACTTGTTTAGGACTGGAGTAATTAGTAATGTTGCCTAAGCCTAATTGACCGTAGTTATTTTGACCCCAAGACCAGAGAGTTCCGTCTGTTTTAATAGCTACGGTGTGATTTGCGCCAGCCGATAATTTAAGCCAATTAGTCAAAGCCCCAACTTGCTTAGGACTGGAGTAATATGTAGTGTTACCTAAACCTAGCTGACCAAAAGCGTTAAATCCCCAAGACCAGAGAGTTCCGTCTGTTTTAATAGCTACGGTGTAATACCACCCGGCAGCTAAAGACGTCCATGTTGTTAACGCACCTACTTGTTTAGGACTGGAGTAATTGGTAGTGTTGCCTTGGCCTAATTGACCGTAGTTATTTTGACCCCAAGACCAGAGAGTTCCGTCTGTTTTTATGGCCAGAGAATAATTGACCCCCGCAGCTATAGATGACCATGTGGATAAAGCTCCTACTTGTTTAGGGCTGGAGTAATATGTAGTGTTACCTAAACCTAATTGACCGTAGTTGTTACGACCCCAAGAATACAAACCTGGAGGCGATATAACAGGCCAATTACCAGCCGCCAGTGCTTGCATCTGTTGCTGCATTGTCCAAACACCGGAGTATTGTTTCCATAATGTCATTTATATGCTCCTAGAGTGATTGGATTGCTACGGTGTAATTACGACCAGCAGTTATTTTAGACCAAGTCGTCAACGCACCGACTTGTTTAGGACTGGAGTAGTAAGTTGTGTTACCTAGACCTAACTGACCTGAACCGTTATACCCCCAAGACCAGAGTGTGCCGCCTGTTGTAATAGCGGCGGTGTGATAAGCACCCGCAGTTATAGATGACCATGTCGTCAACGCGCCTACTGATTTAGGACTTGAGTAGGAAGTGGTGTTACCTAAACCTAATTGACCGTAACCGTTATTCCCCCAAGACCAAAGAGTTCCATTAGTTTTAATGGCTACGGTGTGATACCAACCAGCAGTTAATGATGACCAAGTAGTTAAAGCGCCCACCTGTTTAGGACTGGAATAACCAGTAGTATTTCCTAGACCTAACTGACCTTCAGCGTTCCACCCCCAAGACCAAAGTGTGCCGTCGTTTTTGATGGCTACGGTGTGATGAACACCAGCAGTTATAGATGACCATGTGGTTAACGCACCGACTTGTTTAGGGCTGGAGTAGTTAGTGACGTTACCTAGACCTAACTGACCATAATCGTTCCACCCCCAAGACCAGAGTGTGCCGTCTGTTTTTATGGCTACGGTGAAATAGTTGCCCGCAGCTATAGATAACCATGTGGTTAAAGCACCGACTTGTTTAGGGCTGGAGTAATGAGTTATGTTACCTAGACCTAACTGACCTTGACCGTTATACCCCCAAGACCAGAGTGTGCCGTCTGTTTTTATGGCTACGGTGAAATAGTTGCCCGCAGCTATAGATAACCATGTGGTTAAAGCACCGACTTGTTTAGGACTGGAGTAGTAAGTTGTGTTACCTAGACCTAATTGACCCCAGCCGTTATTCCCCCAAGACCAAAGTGTGCTGTCTGTTTTTATGGCTACGGTGTGATACCGACTAGCAGTTATTTTAGACCATGTGGTTAAAGCACCGACTTGTTTAGGGCTTGAGTAGGAAGTGGTGTTACCTAGACCTAATTGACCCCAGCCGTTATTCCCCCAAGACCACAAACTATTAGCCACACCCCCCGGTGTTAGCGGATCAAACCACGTCTGTATAAAGCCGCCTTTCCAGCGCATAGACATATTAAGAAATCTCTTCCCAAGAAGCAGTAACCGTTAAATAGTTAGCTGTACCCGCAGTCGCACCGATGGATTGGTTCTCCATGAGATAAAAACTTGTCGTTTTATCTGTGATGATGAGGGTCGAGTTAGCAGGAACAGAGATCGTTGAGGCGATTGGGAAAGCTGTACCACCTAAAGCTGCTGCGCTGTACACGTTGATCGTGATGTTAGCCGCTGATGTGCCGTTGGTGTTCGCTACAACAATCGAGTTGACTTTGTATGCTTTACCGCTAGAAGCCGCATTAGACGCTAATGACGTAGCCGATGTGGTGGATAAAGAAACAGACGAACTGTTCCCGTAAATAGCTGTGACGTTAATAATATTTGGGTTGCTCATATTAGAAATCCCTTAAATACTGAAAACTAAATCAAATGCGATTGACTGGCCTGCTGTGATACCGCCGGCAGCTTCCGGCGCCCAACTAGCTGTCGTACCGTCGGTTGTTAGAAATTCGCCCGCATGACCTGATTGACTAGGTAGTTCTGCTGTTGGTGTTTCCCATGTTGGAGCAGCGCCAACACCATGTGTGGTTAATACTTTTCCGGCAGTACTAGGGGTTAATAAGGCAGTCTCGCTTAGGCCCGATTGATATGGGATAGAACCTTCAACACCACCGACCAGATTAAGCGCGTATTTAGCTAGAGTAGGACTAATCTCTTCAAAGTCAGCGCCGTTCCACACAACCACCGCAGTATAGTACGGCTGAATAGTAGCCCCTGTAGTCGCTGCGCCTTTAACAACAACCTCGCCGTCGGACTGATTCACAACCACATACATTTTACTATGCGCTGGCGCGATGATATTGCGGCTAACGCCCGGCGTACCCGTAGGGATAAGCACCATCATCCTTGCTTCATTGGCTAGCCCAGTACCCGTATCGCTCAACGTCCAGTTACCAGAAGTCACACTTGCCGTAGCGTACCCCGCTACTGAATCCTCTACTAGCTGTGTAATGCTATCGTTAACTTCACTGCCCCATAGACCTTCTAGTGTTCCGGTCTCTGGAAGCGCGTAGCCTAATAAGGTCGTATACGTCGTAGTCATTAATTTCCCCTAGTATGTAGGTATATTAGTCCACGATGGACTGGGAATTTGAGTTGTATTCGTGATAGTCCAGCCTGCAACTTGTACGTTGCTAATGTCTGCCCAGCTAGGTACAGATGCTGATTCCACTGTCAGATAACCCCCCGATTCGGTGATTAAAAAACTACCCTGTTCTGTTAAGAGTTTTGAGTAGTAATAAGTATCGACAGGAGACCATGTCATCTTAGTTAGACGATCGAATCAACGCGCTATCTGCAGTATTCGCAGGCATAGTCACTGTGAAAGTTGTTGTCGAAGTCTTGTTTGAACCAAAATCCAACACTGCTATCGACCGGTCTGCTTTACTCGCATTATAAATCAGCGCACAACGCGCTGTAATTACCGCCGCCCACTGTGCATTATCAAACGTCACATAAGCTGTGTAATCAGAAGTTCTTATTACTGGGTTCAGCAACAGTTGTCCTCCCGCTGTATACCCTGTGCCAGATACTTCATTATCTGAGGAATACGCGGTTGTGTTTTGATCGAGTGACGCATTCGCTGTGTACAGCGCGATATAAATATCATCTGTGGATAAATCATGGATTGCTTCGTACAACTCTTTCTTAAACGATGTAGTTTGCGTTTGCTGAATCATCGGGCAGGCACTCTATATTGTCCGCTTCTATAAGCGTCAGAACGATCTTTGCCATTACCCAAATTCATCAACAGCGCCAGCGCATCATCGTATCGTTTTTGATAGGTTGCGACTAAATCAGGCTCGCCTTTAAGGTAAATGTACGCTTCAACAATAGAGCCCCACAGCAAGACCGAATCAAAATTATCGCTAAGCCATGTGTTGTTAGCTGTCACGATTGACTCTGGGTAGTAGAAGTAATGCAACTCTACGGTGTAGTTACCATTAGGCGTTGGGCCTAAGATAAACGTAAGCTCTTTAATGTCTGCTGATTGTGGGCCAAATATCGCATAGTATTTAGGCGCTGCTGTGTCAGTTGGATTGGGGTAAGAATCACGAATAAAGTTAACATCCTTGTTAAGCAGGTATGAATAGTTACCGCTTCCGTCAATCACCGCCAGAGAATAGGGTGCCAAAAAGTCATCGGGGCAAGACAAATAAGGACTACCAGAACTCAAAGTGCCTGTTACATTTTTACGAAGATCCGGCAGCTGAACGGCGTTGTAGATACGCTGCTCTGCTTGAGCAATGAACAGATTTAGCTGATCGGTTGAGAAACTGTTCTCAACATAACCCTGTATGTCGGCACAAAGAGATGAGTAATCCATTACGCTAACGGCCCTCTGGCCTTAGTGCCCTTAGTCGCAGCGCCATTACCTCGGGTCACAACACCGGTAGTTTTATCCGCTTTGGTATTGCCTTTGCTGACGTTACCCGCAGCGATATTTAAGCTGTCGATAAAGCTTTTGTCTTTGTTATCTTGAGCCATTATTTACCGCCTTGGTTTTTAGCCCGCGCAATGTTGCGACCAAATTTTTTCATCGCACTAGACTCAACAGTTTTAGCTTTGCCGCCTTTCGCAACATCGCCATCAATACCTTTATTAGGCCCTGTATCACCTAAGTTTTTACCTTTGGTTTTACCTTTTTTAGTAACGCCATCTGCTGCTGATCTGTAAGCCATAAAGCCTCCTAGTTAACTGTAACTGTTACGTCGCCTACGTATGTCGTGGCAACAAGATAATTTGGGGTAAGCCCCGCGTCGTTTGCTCTAGCACCGCCAACAGGATTAAAACCCCATTGATACAACCTGCTACCACCGTCGGGCGTCCCATTATCGGCATGGGTTAATTGTAAGCCATTTAAGCCCGATTGGTAATAGCTAGTATCTGGTCTCGGTTCTCTTACGGCTTGTGGATCATAAACCGGGAACATGCCAATTTGCAACTGCGGGTGATCTTCCTCCCAACAGGTGGGGCAGACCTTAATACTTACTTGCTTCGTCTTAATTGTTAACTTACGCAAAACCTTTAGCGGATACCTAAACCCACAACGATCACATTCAGAAATTGAGTTCTTAGCTGAAGCGTATTTAATTGCCATAATACAGCGTCCTTGGGACCCAGCGGAAGGAAGCCTTCTCGCGATCTTCGCCGTCAGCCAGATCTAACTGCTGCTCGTAATCGGCTTTTAACATCGGGATCCTGTTAGGATCAATGTCCGGCAGCTTCATACTTAAGTAATAAGCCAAGCCTGCAACAAGCGCATTCAGCATTCTGAATGGTATATCCTGTGTAGTAACCCCGTTGCCTGCATCTTGTATACGACGTAAGCGCCAATACACAAAGTAATAATACGGAGAAGCTTCTGAGCCTTGGTCTGGCGCAGGATAAACATTAATTTGAGGGTACTTAACTCCAGTAACCGGATAAGCCGCGCCTGATTGTCTGTTAATCCAAACTTGTATAGGGCGCCCTGTAGCATTTTTATTCGGTATGGTTGCGTAAGTAGACTCAGATATTCTGTTGATATTGATGTCAATTTGGTTCTGACCTGTGCCTGTTCTAGTCACTTGGTCTAATAAGTCTATAGTGTCTGCGGGTAAATCGTAAGTAATCTGTCCTTGAACTAAAGGCACAACGCCTTCTTCAATCGTCCATAAATTGATACCACGGTTTGACCATTCGATTGTCAGCAGGTTTAAACTTCTACGAGCAGTACGCAAATCATAACCCGTGCGTAGCTCTTTACCACAACGCTCAAAGGCCTCCTCAACGATGTCGTTGAGATCCAGATTAAATGTGCTAGTACCGCTCGTAGTCATTATTTACCCTTACCTTTGATTCGACCGCCTTTTTTGTACACATCTACATCTTCAGGCTTGTCTTTTCGTTTGATAACCTTCTTGCCCGGCATTTTGCTAGGGTTAATATCCCCCATACCACGTGACGCCATCATTCCACAGCCTTCTTAGACTTAGGTTTTTTAGGGTCAACAGGCTTATTGCCGTGAGCAGGAATCGCTTTCGCTGGAATACCTTTAGCTGGGATCATGGTCACACCATCCGACCTTTTGTGTGGCCTTTTTTAGCGCAACCGTCTGCGCGAGTTACGCCGCCTTTAGCATAGCGCTTGCCTTTATCTTTCATCTCTTCAGGACGAATGGTGTCGTTGCCTTCATCAGATGTTGCTGACACCAACTTACCCGCGGCGTATTTTTTAGCTTTACCACCTTTATTCATTTTCTTTTCCATTTCTTCACCTTTGGCATATTGTTCTGGAGAGATTTTACCGGACTTAATCGCTTTGGCTTCTTTTAGCTCTTCAGCTTTAGTGTCTTTACCTTTAAACAGTTTCTTTAGATTGGCCACATCGCCTCCCGATTTGAATTTTTTACCTTTATCCGCCGCGTTGAACTCTTTAGCTACGCTGACTGGGATACCCGCTTTCTTGGCAAACTCAGGATTATGAGCAGCTGCTGCCATGAAATTTTTCTGCTTCTTACTGGTACTAGGCACTAGTGTGACCCCGGGGTATGTGATTGTAAGAAACCCAACAGTTTGTCCCCGCCGACCAACATAATAGCGCCAATCACTACTGCGATCACAGTACGGGCAGTCTTAGACAGCGACGCTAGCCTTTTAAGCTCTTGTAACTCGTCCTTTGTTAGACTATCACTAGTGTCTACTATCTTTAAACTTTCGTTTTCTTCGTGTCCGCTCATGTTAGCAATTCCAAACCCTTAAACTTTTGTTAACCCTGCATCTATCTTGGTTTTGGGGTATGGCGCAGGGGGTTTAAATAATGTCCTTCTTTTTTATCGGAGGCACGGTAGTACCTCCGTCTATGCCATTTATTCAGCAGGTGTTTCTTCTTTAACTTGCGGTTCTGCTTGTTCTTTAATCTTAACGATCAATGGCCATGCGCCCGTTTTAGTTGGCAGATCGCCTAGCACTTGCAGGACAGCGTTCACTTCTTCAATTGTTAGCTCTAAATTAATCATTTTTTATCCACGGTAATGGCAGTTGAACTTCCGCTGGGTTCAGTGTTTCGTTCAGTCTTTGAGTGACTGCCGCTTCTGTAGCGTCTTTGTCCACACCTGATTTCCAGACCCACTCAAGCACTTGAACTTGAGTCAGTTCATTATACGGGATAAAGTTAGGATCGTTAGGCTGTGGCGGTAAAAAAGACACTGAGCCGTAGAAGCTGGTTGTCGCTGTTTCTTCTTCACCGTTTAAACGCCAGCCTGCTTGTAAGACTACTTGCTCATAGCCTTCGATCTCTTGAGTGCTAGTTTGTAACCAGTCGATTGACCAAATTAATGTT